CGCAATGATAACGTCATGTGATTCAGGCTTAACTTTATAGTCTAGTATATCAACTTCATAATCAGCACAGTTGTTGTACGGATCAATACCAATAATATTTGGTATACGACCTTTGAATGGGTGATATCCGCAACCAACATCAAGTACTTTCTTTGGATTAATCTTAGTAACTTCTTCTGCCAATGTCCAACCACTGTGGTCGTAATCACCTGTACGTGGCTTCCAAATCTCAGCAAAGAAACGATGAGTATATCTTTCTGATAAGTCAGCTACGATATCATGCAAAGAACCAATATAGTCTGATTGAATTTGTAGTTCGTCCCATACATGGTCTTTGAACTTACGATAACGTGCAGGAGTCCAAGGTAAGTCTTGCACGATTGTATTCTCGCCAATAGAAATTTTTGCATACTTAGGTAAATTAAACGCTAACTGCAAATTTTCTTGTAAAAGCTTAAAAATTTTAGTATTCATGGAATTTTTTTGATAAATAGAATGATTATTTAACATAGGAAATCGCATGAAAAAACTTTTATTTACATTGTTACTATTGCCTATCTTGGCATTTGCGTGGCAACCAACTAAACCAATTACTGTTATATTCCCAAACGGACCAGGTGCCGGTAATGAGATATCATTCTTTTTTGTTGCAGATATTGTATCAGAGAAAACAAAGGCTCAGTTTAACAGAGAGCATCGTCCCGGTGCTGACGGCAACATAGCAATGAATCACTTTGCTACTGTTCCTGCTGATGGGCACACTGTAGCAGTTCCTGCATGTAATAGTCAATGGGTAACCGGTGAAGTATGGTATCCACAGACACTGAAGTATAACATCTTTGACTTTGAACCTGTAGCGAATATAGCACGTAGCCCTTTAGCATTTTGGGCACATCCTAATAGTAAAGTCAATACACCAGAAGATTTGATTCGTGAGATTAAAGAAAAGAAACGACCTATCAATTTTGCAATTGGTGGTGGTGGACATAAACTAGCAGTTGAATACTTAACTGACAAACTAAATGTCCCCGGTGGTGATAGAGTACAGACAGTTATGTACAAAGGTCCAGCACAAGCATTGATGGACACAATGGGCGGTCACGTTGAGTTTAGTGTTACACCAGTTGGTGTAGGGTATCCTCATGTTAAAGCAGGTAAACTAAAGCTTATTGGACTAGCAAGCGAAGTCCCTCTTAAAGGGTTAGAGTCTGCACCATTAATGAGCAAGTATGCGCCAGGACTAAATTTATACGGTTGCTGGAACTTAGTACTACCCAAGAACACACCAGAAGACGTTCAAAAATGGTATCGTGATAACTTTATACCTGCTATTCGCAGTAAAGAAGCTAAAGAAAAATTTGAAGACAATCAAATGTTCATAACTACTAAAGAGCACACCCCTCAAGGCGTACATGCAAGTATGGTAGTATTGCGTAGAGAGTGGCAACCTATCGCAAGAAAGATAACACCTTGAAATATATTTTTGTAGCCGGCGCCCCCGGCTCTAAATGGTCTAGTGTAGTAAAGAACATTTACTACAGTCCTAGCATAGACCATTCTGATTATAGTGATGAACGCACGTATTATCATGATGCTAGCGGCAGTATACAATTGATGCACTTGGGTGCATACTTTGACCCGGGTATGGAGTTTGGTGAACTATGTTTGCGAATGCCGATGTACACTAAAGAACAACACGAAGAAGCGTTTGACAAAGCATTTGCTCCTGACAGTACAGGAGTTCGTATAATTAAAAGTCACGTATTTGCACATCATATTAACTATATCAAAGAAACATGGCCTGATTGTCCTATCGTCTTGGTGCATAGAGACAATGATAGTTGTTTAGGGTGGTGGGTAAAATGCGGTCACTTTGATATCACTTACCCTAAGTATGATATATACTACAAAGACCTACGCACAATGGCATCTATCATTGATAAACAAAACACAGATATTCAAGATGCAATAGATAAGCATAAGCCATTTAGAGTGTATAACAACTCTAGATTAGCGTTGATTCTAGGGATTGACTCACCCCCAGACGAATACAAGCAAAGTTATATAGAAAACGATATAGAGGTATCAGTAATATGTTAAGTAATTGGGAAGAAACAAAAAAGCGCAGTAAGTATCATTTTGATAATTTCAAATTAGATCCACAGCAAGATAAAGTCACATCACTTGGTAAAATTGTATCAGATTTTAAACCTGAGTTAACTGATATTATCAAAAACGCAAAGCCTGCAACGTGGAGAACACGCGGTAAAGTTGGTAAGTCTAGACCCGAAGAAGAACTAGCAAGCGAAGACTATGACCTAGAGAAATTTGGTTACGGTAAAGATTATCAAATCACTCATTTGAACTGGGATATACCAGAAAAGCTTCAACGTATCAGCAAGCTATTCGGACTACAAGATTGTATGGATCGGATACACGTACAAATGCCAGGTGAAGTGTGGAACTTGCATTTAGACAAACTAGAAAAATGGGCTCCTACTGAGCCATGGCGTGTTATACGAATTCAAGTACAGTTAACAGACTGGGAGCCGGGTCACTTTTGGTCTTACGGTAACTATATGCATCAATTTTGGCGTGCAGGTGATGTTACAACGTTTGATTGGCAGAACATTCCTCATGCTACAGCAAACGCAGGACACAACCCTAGAGTGACATTTCAGATTACAGGTATTGTTACTGAACAAACTACAGATTTCATAAATAGATTAAAGAGATTTGAGAAACATCAGTTAGACATAACTGATAATTCTTGGTAAGAACACACTACCTTAGGACCTTTGCGTTATAAAGTGTGACCCGGCTGCTGGGTTGATGGACGAATTCGCTACTCGGAAGTCTAAAGTGAGCATTTTATGATAAATACGATGAACATAAAAAAAGTAATTTATACAACAAGATTTGATAAAGAGTATTTAACTTGGCATGAGTGGGTGTATACTACTAGGTCAGAAGAAGAAATTGAAGAATATGAGAATCTAGAGGACGCTACAGGTAAAATGACACCTGGTAAAGAAGCGTTGTTTAGAGCTTGGTTGGACGATCAACAGATTTTAGCACAAACAGTGTATGTGGATGATGATGATGATTTTATGAAATATTTTGAGTTTACTATATTTGAACAAGAAAAAAATGATAACCGATGAAATTTTAACAGAAACTGCCGCTAATGAGCTAGCTAAAAGGTTGCCCTCATTGCGTAAGCACAACTATGATACCATTGATACACTAATGCGTAACATAGCTAATAAACACCATATTACTGGAAAAGCACTGCATGATTTATTTGTTAAAAAATTCAAAAGAACCCCTGATGATTGGGTTAAAGGAAAACTTGATGAAACTGATGACGAACCTTCATCAGAGATTGAAGATGAAGTAAACAAATTTGCTCAATGGACTGGTAAAAAACTCAACTTAAAAAATGTCCCTAAGATTGAATTGAGTTATGACACTGAAGAGGCACAAAGTAATCACCACACTGGTGGCCATACTACAGGTGAAGACATGATTTGGGTGTATGTAAAAAATCGCAACCTAGTTGATATACTACGTACAGTATTCCATGAATTGGTTCACGTTCGTCAGGATGAGTTAAACATGATTAAGCCCGGATCTAGCTATCCAGGTAGTCCAATTGAAGCCATGGCTGATATGCTTGCGGGTAAGTATATCAAGATTTATGGTAAAAACAACCATCATATCTTTCAATAAAATGTAACATGTGCTATAATGGCACATGCTTAAAATTTTAGTTCCACTGCCCAAAAAATTAATTATCGCTTGTAGTGGCGGTGTGGACAGCATGGCTGTTGTTGACTTTCTTAAACGAAAGCATGAAATAACTATTGCTTATTTTAATCACAGAACACAGCACAGTGAAAAAGCCGCTGAGTTTGTTTCTAGATACTGTGGAGATAACAATCTTGTTATGTTGTATGGATCACCGCGCAGTGTAAAACTTAAAGAAGAATCACAAGAAGAATACTGGCGCAGAGAACGCTATGATTTTTTAAGTGAGCTTGGACCAGTCATCACTTGCCATCACTTAGATGATTGTGTTGAGACATATATTTGGTCAAGCTTACACGGTACACCAAAAGTTATTCCACTAACACGTAACAATGTATTACGCCCATTCTTAACTACACGCAAACAAGAACTTATGTCTTGGTGTGTGCGACATAATGTATCTTGGATTGAAGATGAATCAAACCAAGATACAAAGTACATGCGAAACTATGTAAGAAATGTAATGATGCCACACGCACTGCATGTTAATCCAGGGCTACACACAGTGGTGAAAAAGATTATTGAAAATAAGACATCTATCACATAGATAGCATAATTGTACAATACTTTATTATTTTCTCTTGGTTAGCCTTCTTGAAAAATTCATGAGGGTATTCATTTCTACGTTTGTTTTCGATATCATCTCTAGACGTACCGTACCACATTACGTTGGGAATAGTCCATGTTACTATCTTGCGATGGTCTGCTAATTTTGCATTGAGTCTATCCGCATGATAGCCTGCACTATCTCTAGTCCAGTTGTCATTTTTCCAGTTTGCAAATATTGAATTAGGCTGTGATGGTAACATAGTGAATCCATACTTGCTAGCATTCTTGTCAAACTCAGATTTGATAGACCATACAGGACCATCATCAGGACCGTTCAAGCCTAGACGTTCAAATGTTATACTGTGTAGGTCATTCTGTATAAACCAATCAGCAGTACTATCAATACTTTCAACAGTTTCTCCTGTTATCCCCACAATGAAGTTAGTATGTATTGGTACGTGGTGTTCCCAGATGTTATGATATAACTCGGGTATAAATTCTCTAGCAGTTTTGCCACTCCATGCTTTACCAACTGTTTTACTAGCTTCATCATGCAGTGATTCTAGACCAAAGAAAGCACCGTATAAACCTGACTCTTTAAGATAATATGCAGTGTCTGGAAAACGATGTACTAAGTCAGCACGAATATAACTAGCATACGTTATTTTAAAAGGAAGAGTCTGTGTCATATCATAGAACGCCTTCATTTTTGTTTCAGTATCATTGAATGTGTCATCAATAATATAATATGAAGTGGTTCCAAAGTTCTCGTAGTTATATAGAATTTCTTCCTTCAAGAAGTCCATACCACGAATATAGTCTAATTTCTTTTTACCCAAATGAGGGTACTGACAGAATCTACACGCAAAAATACACCCTCTACTTATATCAAGGGGTAAGGGCTCTCCGGGCAAAATACCATCTTGCTTTGTCCATTTAAAATCGTCTATCTCAATATTGTATACTGGATTTCTAGCTTTGTTATATATTGGTCTCTTGTTAGGGTCCCAATAACACTCAACTGATTCTGGTGGCTCGGATCCTTTAGTGATGTGATCCATGTACTCTAAAAATATTTCTTCTGATGCAGTAGTATACGACATAACTGTCGCATCAATTATACCTAAACCCGCAAGCTTCTCAGATTTATATCCACCTAACACGATTTTTATATCAGGGTACTCTTGTTTGATACGTTTTAAAATATTTAGGTTATCTTCAGATATCCAATATTTTTGACCATTGGCATGCGTATGCACCTTCAATGCTAAAAATGTAGTTGAGATTGCCAATACTTTAGTATCCTTAGTAAGAAACTTTCTGGTCATTCTCTCAACAATGGGCCCGGGTAAAAAGTCAATGAAGTCAATGACTTGGGTTGTGTAATTATGCTTGCGTAGCCAATATGCTACTTTATAAGGACCGATTGTCCTTGACACGCCCCAGTCAACTCCGCCATTCCAAAAGATTATATTCATGCAAATATTTAGCGTACAAATCATGTGACCTAAAATAGTTGACTTCTCTACACATTCTGTTATACTAACTAGATATTTAAGGAGAACCTATGTCAGACTATAACAGAACCTTTAACGGTGAAGCAAAAATCAAACTAACACAACTTATCAACGAGGGCATGACAGTATTGCATGAGATTGATACATTGAATGGTGGATTGAACGATACTGTTAAAGCAGTTGCAGAAGAATTGGAAATCAAAGCTTCTACACTAAAGAAAGCAATTAAGATTGCTCATAAAGCAAGTCTCGGTCAGACTAACAAAGACCACGATGAACTTAACACTATCTTGGAAACTGTGGGCAAAACACTTTGAGCTACGTTGACGCTATTCACAGCAGGGATGAGGATCGCATCTACGTTGTAGAACGTGATACTAACGGTAAACGTCAATATAAAGAATTCCCTACAAACTACGTATTCTATTACGCCGACCCTAAGGGTAAACAGCGTAGTATCTACGGAGATCCAGTCAGTCGTTTCAGTACACGAAAACGCACAGAGTTTGAAAAAGAAAAACGCATTCATTCGGGCAAGAAATTGTTTGAGAGTGATGTTAACGTTGTGTTTCGTTGTCTAAGTGAAAACTATTTAGGTGTGGATGCACCTAAACTTCACACTTGTTTCTTTGACATTGAAGTAGACTTTGATCCTGAGAAAGGGTTCAGTCCTACGGCTGACCCATTCAATCCTGTTACAGCTATCAGTTGCTACTTAGATTGGTTAGATCAATGTGTTACTCTTGTCATTGCCCCTAAGCATATGACTAAAGAGACTGCAATGGAAATCATTGGAGAGTTTGAGAACACTATGTTGTTTGATAACGAAAAGGACATGTTTGATGTGTTCTTTCAACTCATTGAAGATGCTGATGTATTGACTGGCTGGAACTCAGAGGGATATGATATTCCCTACATGGTCAATCGTGTTACACGGGTAATGAGTAAAGATGACACACGCAAGTTTTGCTTGATGGGTCAACTTCCCAAGCCACGTGAGTATGAAAGATTTGGTAAATCCGAAATGACA